GCTCGCATTGAGCTAATCGAACACATCAAGCAAACCTACAAAGAAATGAGAGCAAATGCCTAACTACAATCCAGAGCCACTTGAGTTCGCAGTCAAAGACTTCCAGCCTCACCAGTACAACTTTGGCGTTGCCAAGTCAGACGGAATCTACATGGGCAGGATGCTTATGAAGAACGAGGTGCTAAGTCTCATCAAGGCAGCGTACCCAGTCCCAACCAAAGCAATCGCTAAGGTCATTGACATCGTGGACAACATTGAAATCTATGTTGACCCTCAATACAACATCTCATCGAGGTAGCCATGACACTCTCACCCTACGCAGAAGGCTTTTACGCCGGTATCCGTTATCAGCGCGATAACATTCTTGACTATGTAGCTATTCACTTGGATCAGGGTTACATCCCAACAGCCGAGGACATCGTTGCCGAGATAAACGGCCAATACAAAAGAGACATGAACAATCAAGTCAACGCCATGATGGATGGCAGCCTTGACAAGCTAATCAAGAACCTTGACGAGCTTGCTTACACAGTCACCAAGATAGAACACCAAGCAAAAGAGTTGATTGCTGAGGTGACTGAGAAACCATGAAGTCAACAATCAAAGGCATAGACCTAAGCACCAGCTTTGACGCAACAGTCATTCGATACTTTGACGAGAACGCAAAGCTACTGCTCTCGAAGCATAATGACTATGGCCCAACTAACATCAGCAACGCACCTGGTGGACCTATCAACGGCTTACGAGTCAGGATGCATGACAAGCTGGCAAGGATCAATCACCTAACTGATTCCGGCAACGCACCTGAGCATGAGGCATTGAGGGATTCTTTCATTGACCTTGCAAACTACGCAATTATCGGTTTGCTGGTCCTAGACGGAGAGTGGCCTGAGAAATGACCGACATCTTTGACCGGATACTTGAGAAGCACAAAGAGGGACTTGCCGAGGTATCACAGCTCGGTTGGACTACCGGCATCAAGTATGAAAGGCAGCGGATTATCAAGTTGCTAAAGAACGAGCAAGAGAAGCATGAAAAGGTAATTGCCTTCAATGCTGATCGTAAGGACAGCGATAATCGCCACACAATCTGCCGCACTTATCAGCAAGCAATCCAGCTAATCGAGGACATCAAATGATTGGATGGCGACCTAACCGAGAAGAATCGCGAGCGCGGAAACTGACTATGGCTTTTGGCAGAGGCTTTGCCAAGGGTTATCAACAAGGAGCAAAAGACATGACTGAATATCTAACTGAGCAAGTTATCTACTCAATCAACCAGGATGCAGTCCTAAGAACCACAGTAGATGTTGACACCATTGAAAGAGTCGTTGAGATTATTGAGGCGGTGAGGGACATTGGCAAAACACAGAGCTGAGAGGCAACCAATCAACTGGCGCATAATGCGAGTTCATTGGGCATACAAGACACTAAGAATCAGGCGGGCCTTCTACACCTTGCTGTATAAGGTGTCACGATGACTCACTTTACTAACGCTGATGAGCGGGAAATCTTTGATGCTATCTTGCTGCTCAAGGATGACGAGCGCGAGTGGTCGAGTGAGCTAGAAGCAATTAGGCGCAACCTTGCCAGATTGATGGAAAGAATAATGCAAGTCGAATGGCACTACCTTGAGCCGGAAATCGGTGACTTGGCTCTAAACTTGATAAGAGAAACTGAAAGGGGCAACGATGCTAGAAGGACTAACACCACAGGTCAGGAAATCATCCTGCAAAGTAAGAACAATCTTGGAAACTCTGGACACGAAGGATCAAGCCATACTTGTAGCTGCCATAGCTAACGAGCAATTCACCTCAACATCATTAGCCAGGCAACTAACGGCTAGAGGCATAACCATTAGCGAGAAGCCCATTGTGGCTCATCGCAGGAAAGCGTGTAGCTGTGCTAGATAACCTGGAACCAGCACCAAAAGTAGAAACCCCTAAAGAGTACCGACCTGCCTTTGAGTTTGACGGCAACGAAGGTTGGGCGCAACTACCGGCAACATCAGGTGTGCCTAGCTTTGATGACTTCCTAACCCAGCAGGGCTTTGACCCTGATGAGTTCGAGGTCACCGGAACACCACGCACATCACGCTGGCAACGCTATGACGGCGAATGGCTATCTAGCTATCGGTTTACCTTTAGGCGCAGGGTGGCAAACCTTGACCTGCCATTGCTTTACTCGCAAGCTAAGAAAGCTTACAAGCCTAAGAAAGACTTCAGAACGACTTCTGAAAAGGCTCTAGTGATTCTTTGGTCTGACTTACAGGTTGGCAAGGTTGACCACCGAGGCGGCATCGAAGCCATGATTGCCAGAGTAGAAGAAACAAAAGAAAAGCTTGTTGCCCTGCTAAAGAAAGAAAAGCCAGCCAAGGTTATCTTTGTTGACCTAGGCGACACAGTAGAGGGCTTTGACAACGCAGGTGGCAATCAGCTTCAGAGCAACGACCTCAGCCCGATGCAACAGGTTGACATCGCAACTACCTTAGCTTGGGACCACTTGAAGCTACTAGCGCAATACAGCAACGACATTACCTACGCATCAGTTGGCTCGAACCATTGCCAATGGCGCGTCAGGGGTAAGCAGCAAGGCACACCAACCGATGACTGGGGTATCCACATCGGGCGCACACTTGCAAGGCTGGCAAAAGAAACAGAGATGCCCATCAAGTTCTATGAACCTCAAAAGCATGACGAGTCACTAGCCATAGACATCTTTGACGACCAGTTCCACATACTCGGTATCTGGCATGGACACCAAAGCCCTAGACCTGACCAAGTGCCTACCTGGTGGAGACAGCAAGCCTTTGGTAAGCAACCTGTTGGGGATGCAACCATCGGGGTATCTGGACACTTCCACCACCTTAGAGTGCTTGAGCTTGGCTCGACTTCAAGAGGATCATCACGATTCTGGATACAGGCAAGCACTATGGACAACGGCTCAGGTTGGTGGAGATTGCGCTCAGGCGAGGACTCTGTGCCAGGCTTAGTAACCTTTGTGCTTGACAAGGGCGTTGACTTCACCGGAACTGTTTACAAGCTTTAGTTGCCAGAAAAGAGAGAGATGAAAATACTAAACCTTTATGCCGGCATCGGTGGCAATAGAAGGCTATGGGCTGGGGGGGGGTCACACCAAGTGACTGCTGTTGAGTATGACCCTCAGATTGCTGCCGTTTATGCCGATCTTTACCCAGAGGACACTTTGATTGTTGGCGATGCTCACCAGTATCTACTCGATCACCATGAGGAGTTTGACTTCATCTGGTCAAGCCCACCATGCCAAACCCATAGCTCATTTAGATACAACATCGGGGTTAGGTTTCGAGGCACACAGCCCAAGTACCCTGACATGACTTTGTATGAGGAGATTGTTTTTCTCCAACACCACAGCAAAGCTCTATGGGTAGTAGAGAATGTTATCCCTTACTACAAGCCACTCATTGAGGCAGAAAAGATAAACAGACATCTCTACTGGGCAAACTTTCCAATCGGTGAGCTGCCAAAGATAAAAGAAAACCTCAGAGAGATACAGATACCAGGCTTACAAGAGCTTCATGGCATAGACCTAACTGGCTACAAGTTATCCAACAAGCGACAGGTCTTGAGGAACTGTGTGTATCCAGCCACAGGTGAAGCCATACTCAACAAGGCAATCGAGTACGCTAAGTTGCCGGAAAGAAAAGAAACCTAATGCCTACATACGATTACAAATGCAAGACCTGTGACCTCAAGATGTCTGTGATAAGAAAGATAGACGAGAAAGAAAGAACACCACTCTGTGCCAACTGTGTCAAAGACTTAGTGAGAGTGTATGACCCACCAGCAGTAACCTTCATGGGTATCGGATGGGGGAAAGACGCATGATCGTATTCCCTAAGCCCTGCCTCAAGTGCAAGGCACTATTCAAGGCTAGGTCAGAGTATTGCGATGCTTGCCGGCTAGAAAGAAAACCAAGAGAGAAGGCACCCCGAGTCTATTCGCCAGAAAGAAAACTACGGAAGGCTTTTTTATACGGGGGGGATTATCGCGAGCGCGCTAGGGTAGTGAGGGAAACCGCCACTCATTGCCACATTTGTAAACAAGCTTTCACAGACCGCACCCAGATACAGGCAGATCACCTCATCCCAGGCAATCCAGAAAGTCCATTGGCACCAGCGCACCGCACCTGTAACGCTCGTAAGGGCAACAGGTATGTCGGTTAGTCAAATCACTTAGCAATAACACTCAAAAGCCCTGTACAGGCCACCTGTGGGCCCCCCATGCCGTATTTACCTAGGGGTGGGTCTTTTCTTTAGCAACTCGCAACCTTACACCCCGAGCCCCTGACCATCTGTGTATGACCGCGAAACTAAACCTTTTTGGTAAGCTATAAAAATGAACATCGAAACCCTACGCATCGCTGAGCTAACGCCTGATCCAAACAACGCAAGGCAACACGATGACAAGAACCTCAAAGCCATCATGGGAAGCCTCAAAGAGTTCGGTCAGCGCAAGCCAATCGTGATAACCGAAGCTGGAACAATCGTTGCCGGCAACGGAACTGTCGAGGCAGCTAAGCGTTTGGGATGGCTAGATATCGAAGTAGTCAGAGTCCCAAGTGACTGGACTGATGCCCAAGTCAAAGCCTTCGCCATTGCTGATAATCGAACAGCCGAGCTTGCCAATTGGAATCAGGAAGTGCTGACCTCACAACTGCTAGAGCTAGAGGCTGAGGGTTGGGAGCTTGCCGAGTTTGGCTTCGAGGCTTTTGAGCTACCTGATGAGGATAAGCCAATCATTGAGGATGAGATACCTGAGTCTGCACCTGGCAGGGTTGCCCTTGGCGACATCTGGCAACTAGGCAATCACAGACTTATGTGTGGAGATGCTGCAAGTGCAGAGCAATTTGAAGCATTAATGCTAGATAAAGAAATAGACCTTATCTTTACTGACCCACCCTACAATGTTGAGTTCAAGGGACAACTACTATCTAACACAACAAAAAACGGAAAACGGATAGATCACTACGAAAGCGTAAATACTAAGCACAGCCCAATCAAAAATGACTCTTTAGAAAAAGACCAGTTTTACAATTTTCTGATGCAGGTGCTGTCAAACCTAAAGTCTAGAAAGCCAAAGGCTTACTACTTCACCTTTGCTGATTTGACTTTAGATGAGCTGCTAGTGCCACTTAGAAACTCTGGATTTCATTGGAAGTCAATTCTGGTCTGGATGAAAAACCAAGCCACACTAAGTAACAAAGACTACAAGAGCAGGTATGAGCCTATTGTTTACGGCTGTGAATCAGGACACTTTTACGCGGAAAGATACTTGCAAGAGGACATCTGGCAATTCCAAAGGACACTTAAAAACGACTTACACCCAACTATGAAACCGCTTGCCTTAATTGAAAACGCAATAAAAAACAGCAGCAAAGAAGGCCACCTAGTTTGTGATGTATTCGGTGGCTCTGGATCAACTCTTATAGCCGCTGAGCAGACTAACCGCATCTGCTTCATGATGGAGCTAGACCCTAAGTATTGTGATGTCATCATTGAACGCTGGGAGAAACTAACAGGGGAGAAAGCCGAGCTCCTACCAGCTAAGGCAGATTAGTCATGGCACAAGTTGGCAGACCACCAGTTCCAACTGAGGTCAAGAGGCTGACCGGCAATCCTGGCAAGAGAGCACTGCCTGACCAGTCAACTGTGATGCTCATACCTCAAGCCCTATCTACACCAGAGCCAGCTAGACCATTGCTCAAGTACGGCAAGGAACTATGGGACAGAGTTTGGGAATCAGGCATTGCTTGGATTAGCCCTAACAGCGACATCGAGATTCTGCTCATGACCTGTGAAATGGTTGACGAGCGTTGGAACTTGAGGGTCAGGGTTATGACTGACAACAATCCCAAGGATCGAAGAGGCTTGCGAGAGCTTGAAAAGTCAATCTACTCAAACCTATCCCTGCTCGGTTTTACCCCAACTGATAGAAGCAGACTAGGTGTGGCTGAGGTCAAAAAGATGAGCAAGCTAGAGGAACTGATGACTAGAAAGGCGCATCGTGAATAGCTGGCCGCCAGCAAACCTGACACCTGTATCGCCTGAAGCTATTGCGCGTGGTGACGGTGAGTATGCGATTGAGTTCACAGAGGCATTTGGCTCTATTGGTAAAGACGGCATTGCAGGTAAAGCAGGTCAATCGCTTGTGTTGCGAGAGTGGCAAAAGGAACTAGTACGCCATGTCTATGCTAGAGATCAAGACGAAGGATTACAGTTTAGAACTGCCCTAATCGGGATGCCTAGAAAGAACGGAAAGTCTGCCCTAAGCTCGGCTGCCTTTGGTCTTTATTCCCTGATTGCTGAGGGCATCCAAGGTGGTGAGGTTTACTCAGTAGCCGCTGAAAAGGAACAGGCTCGCATCGTATTCGGTGAGGCTAAGCGCATGGTTGAAACCTCAGAGCTGTCAGAGCTTTGCACCTTGTATCGGGATGCCATCTTTGTCCCATCAACCAACAGCGTTTACAGAGTTGTTTCTGCCGAGAGCTATTCCAAAGAGGGCCTCAATCCAACTCGGATTATTTTTGATGAGGCTCATGCACATAAAGACAGAACTTTGTTTGATGTGTTTTCGCTTGCTATGGGAAACCGAGGCAAGCTTGGTCAGCTAATCGCCATCACCACAGCCGGTCAAAAGACAGACATGACAGGACAAGACTCTATTGCTTACAGCCTTTACCAATACGGCAAGAGAGTTGCCAGCGGTGAAATAGATGACCCTACTTTCTTTATGGCTTGGTGGGCAGCACCAGACGAGGCAGACCACAGAGATCCGCTAGTGTGGCAAGCCGCTAACCCTGGCTTTGACGATTTAGTTTCTAAGGATGACTTTGAATCTGCTGTTAGGCGAACACCGGAGCCAGAGTTTAGAACCAAGAGATTGAACCAATGGGTCAGCTCTATGAACGCTTGGTTACCTAACGGAGCTTGGCAACCACTAGCCGAACAGCGAGAGTTGCGACCAGATGAGGACATCATTATCGGCTTTGACGGCTCATTCAATGGCGACTGCACTAGCTTGATGGGTTGCACTATCCCCAAAGAGGATGAAAAACCCTATCTATTTATGATCAAAACATGGGAGAAACAGCCAGAGGATACCGATGATTGGCGCGTAAACACCCAAGAAGTCGAGGATGTAATCATCCAATTCTGCTCAACTCACAATGTAAAAGAGATAGCTTGTGACCCTTATCGCTGGCAAAGGTCTATGGATGCTATGGCTGAGATGGGCTTGCCTGTTATTGAGTTTCCTTCAACTAGCCCAAGTCGCATGGTTGGTGCCTGTGCCAAGTTCTACACAGCGGTTACTGAGCAGACAATGATTCACGATGGCGACCCACTACTTGAGCGACACCTAACCAACGCAGTAGTCAAGACAGACAGGATCGGACCAAGAATTGTAAAAGACAATCGAGGCTCACCTAGAAAGATTGACGCGGCTGTTGCTGCTGTAATCGCCTTTGATAGGGCAACTGTTGGTAGAGTAGAGTCTGAACAGCTTGTCCCACAATTCTTTATCTAAGGCGGTCATGGCAACCATACTTCAAGTGCTAGGGGCTTTGAGCATTAGCATCGGTGCAGGTCTAATCTTTCCACCAGTAGGCGTAATTCTTGCTGGTGTATTTTCATTACTATTTGGCTTGGCTCTCGAAAGGAAATAACCAATGCTTAACAATCTTTTCGAGTCCAGAGCTATCAGCTTTCAGACCATCTGGGGAACCGGTGGCGACATTGAAGTCCTAAACCAATCGGGCACAGTAGTCAACCCTGAAACTGTCTTTAGAGTAAACGCAATCTTTTCAGCAGTCAGCCTTATCTCTGACACAATCTCTACCCTGCCGATTGACTCATACATCCGCAGAGATGGCGCGCGCTTTGCCTTTAGACCTAGACCAGTTTGGGTACAACAGCCAGACATTGACACCACCAAGGAAGCCTTTTACGGATCGCTGATTGTTTCTATGCTTCTTGATGGCAACGGCTTTGTCAGAGTCTTTAGAGATGGAGCTGGTCGCGTAATCAACATGACAGTTCTAAACCCAGCCAAGGTTGAGATTCGCAAGAACAAGGTTGGTGAAGTTGTCTACATCCATCAGGATGAACCCAAGCCACTAACAAAGAACGAAATGATACACATTCCAGATGTGGTCAGACCAGGTGAAACCCGAGGCATCTCAAGAGTCATTGCGCTCAAGGATAACTTTGGACTAGCTATCGCGCTTGAGTCATACGCAGCTAGATTCTTTGGTCAAGGTGCAAGCACTAACGGCATCATCGAGTTCCCTGGCAACCTAACACCTGAGCAAGCCAAGCAACTTGTTGACGGCTTCGATGCCAGACACAAAGGATTCCGCAAGTCACACAAGACAGGCGTTCTATCTGGTGGAGCAAAGTTTGTTCAGACCACAGTCGAAAACGACAAGGCACAGTTCATTGACTCACGCAGAATGGCTGTTGAGGATGTGGCTCGCGCGTTCAACATCCCACCTCACCTGCTAGGACTACCAGGCACTAACACCTATTCCAGCGTTGAGCAAAACAACATCGCCTTTGTGACTCACACACTAAGACCAATCGTTCAGAAACTAGAGTCAGCCTTCACACCTCTAATGGCAAACGAGCCTGGTGGATCAACAGCGTTCATCAAGTTCACACTTGACGGATTGCTAAGAGGCGATGCCAACTCACGCTTTACCGCTTACAGCGTTGGACTTCAGGCTGGATACTTGACCATCAACGACATCCGCAGACTTGAGGACTTGCCACCAGTTGACGGCGGAGAGATTATCCGAGTGCCACTAGCCAGCGTAAACATTGACGCAGCTGAACTTGTAGCTACTGACAAGCGAGTGAACATGGCTCAAAAACTTGTCAACTCAGGATTCGACCCTGCCGAGGTTATGGCTGCTATGGGCTTGCCAGAGATTGCTCACACCGGATTGCCAACTGTCCAGCTACAAGGTATCGCTCAGGTAAACCCAGAGGACCCGACAGCAGCCTACGAGGTTGAGTAATGCCGATTACCACAGGTCACGCCACTATCGGGCTAACAGCATCACTTGTTGATGGCACTAGCAACAGCGACTTTAGGCTTTCTATTCATAACGCTGATAACACAGCAAAAGTTTATCTTGGTGGTCCTGGTGTCACTATAAATAATGGATTGGGTCTTGAAAAGCTAACAACGATGCAGTTTGATATGTATGCCTCACAAGAGCTTTATGCAGTATCTGACAAAGCAGGACACATCATTCATTGGATGAAGCAGGTATAGAAATGCCCTATTACATTACACAGACCAACCCTGACTGCCCTAACTGGGCTGTTGAGAAAGAGGATGGCGAATCAATCGGTTGCC